TGCGTTACCTTGAGCATCTATTTCTTTTAATAATTTTTGTTCAGCTAATTTCTGAGACTCTAATTGGAATTGTCTATTTAAAGCATCCTTCTGCATCTCTCTATCTTGCTGATCTTGCTCTCTTTTTTTCCTTCTTATTTTTAGTAATTGAGATGCTAATTTGATATTTTTTATTTCTTCTATATCAATTTTGTCATCTATGGTAATACCTCCAGATCTTAAAGCTAATTGTATATCCTGTTGAAGTCTTTCATTTTCTTCCTCATCTGGTGATATTTCAACAAAAATCCCAAAGTCATGTAAGTACAAATCTTTTATTTCGTTTAAGATTGTCATGTTACTTCTGCCTATTTGATTAGCAAAAGCTTCAGCAAAATCTGAATATTGTAAGATGTCAGCAACTCTTATTATAGATGCTTGTGCCATCCTCTTTGTAATCCATAATCCAGATTCTAAGATATGTCTAGTTGCTGTATTAGAGTTTAAAGCAGCCATTTTTTGTATACCCACTAATGCTCTAGAATCTGGCGTAGTGGCATCTCTAGCCTCATTAAGACCCGTTACTTGCCTTATCATACCAAGGTAGTAGTTGTAGTTACCAATCAACATTTGAAGCTTACCAGTAGCGGCAGATTTATTAATCTCCTCAATAGGAACTTTTGCCCTATTCATATCTCCTTCAGTTGTATAACTTCTACCAATAACACTACCTGTTTGGAAATACATGTTAAGAGCAGCACTAGGATTATAGGAATTACCGTCTCCTAAATCTATGTTTACCAATCCATCAGCATCTAAGTATACACCATCAGGTACAACTCTAGCTACAACTTGCTGTATTTTATAATGGGTCATTTGTATTTGATTAGCAAAAGGTATCATCCTCTTTACTAATGAATCTAGTTGGCCTTTATACATCCTTGATGCACAAGCTACATATTTAGGTATAGCTCTCTCTAAAGCACTGCTTGGTCGAACCATATTTTTTTCAAGTTCCCATTTAACTAGTATATCAGTACCAAGTACTAAAACACCTTCATACCAAACTTCTATATCCTTGTCAACTCTATCAAATCCATGCTCCTCCCAACTATCTGGGCCTGGATTAAATGACTCTTCTTTCTCTATTAATTTTTCACCGTTTTTAGTTTTCTTCCTCTTATAAACTCTTTTCTGTGTAGTTTTATAAGAAAAATTTAAGATGTCTACAGTATCCTTATTAAATGGAGATCCATATAATTTATCTAAATTATGAGTTGTATACCACTGCCCACTTAGAGATTGAACTTCTTCAATTGTCTCATCAGAAATACTTGGATTAATAGCTTTCAAATGAGATACATGAACTGTCTCTACATGTCCAAAATAATAACAGTCCCTAAAGTATCTATCTTCAGTGTAACTATGGATCCATCTCGCTGGATCAACTCTTGATAAAACTAATCCCTTACCTTTTAAGAAGTCATGCTTACCTACAGATAATCCTAAAATAACTTGATCCTCATCTATTTCAGATCTAATAGTTTCATAATCATTATCTTCAAAAATTGTAGAAATAGCAGTCTCAGCAGCAATCTCAATTCTAGGTTTATACTTTAGCTGCATGTGTAGATTCAGTTCTTCATCATCAGCAGGTAAATCGTCAGGATTCATTGCAAACCCATCTACACCAAGCTCTTTTTGGAAATTTTCAATAATAGGTTTAGCCAACATTTGACCCTCAACCATATCTTGGTATTCCATTCTTTTGGCTTGAGATAATGCATCCTCAGCTTTCACTTTTGGTTTGAATAATCTGTTACTCATTCCATTTACAACAATATCAACAAACTTGGGTATAATAGGAACTGGACTCCAATCTATGTTGATGTAAGATAAATCACCATTTATAGCCATTTCTTTTTTATACTGGGCTATTGGTTGCTCACCTCTTGCGTAAAGTCTTAACTTATTAAAGTCATTCCATCTAGAATAGAACCTAGAATCTGATCCAGTGTTCATCCTAAACCATTCACTTTCAATAGCTTTCCCTACTTTTAATCCAAAATCATCACTACCTTTTTCAGTCTCACTTGCAGTTTGAGAAGGAAAGTCTACATATGGTATAATTGTTCTTTTACCTTTTTCCATTATTTATAGAGCTGTGTAATCCATTATTATCGTAAGTTGCAAAGTTAAAACTTATTTTGGACTCTTTGACTACTGGATTGTATAAGTGTCTGTTAGCACCTATAATTGCAAATCCAGAACTAACTGTAGGGTCATGAACAGTCCTATTTTTCGGGTTGTATGAAACCCAATCAGAAAGAGTTCTATTAAATGGCATAGTGCCCATATCACCTTTGTCTCTATATGAACCAGTATGATCTACGCCTACATGCTTTTGGATGTATGTCTCAATAGCTGCTGTATGATCACCAATAACTTGATCAGATGAAGGTATACCCCCTAACTCTCTTTCTGTTGATGTTAGTTTATTTTGGGGTTTATCTGGTCTAGTTAGTGAGTATTTTCTAAATCCGTTATTTTTTAAAAAGTACAAAAATCTAGGCTTATTATTTTCAGCTAATATAGGCATTCCATAAAATATAATAGCCATCAATATATCCTCAAAGAATATCTCAGCCATAGGAGGTCTTGCTATATACTCCAAGAAAAACTGATTTGTAGGAGCATCATCCATGTGCGAACCAAGAAATCCATGAGCAGCACCTTTAGAGCCTCCTCCACCAACAACTCCAGATATATCATATCCATCTAATCCAAAGCATCCTAAATGCTCATTTGCAGGATATTTCATACCGTTTCTCTCGATCCACCTATTTTCCATACCTTTAGGAGGAGTCCATGATACCAAAAACCTACCTCTAACATCTGGGTACCATTCAACATTTCCAAATTTAATCCCATCTTTCCATCTAAACCCACCCCTAGTATATAAATGCTGTTCTAAAAATGAGTCATTATAATCTATTTGTTCATATAGATTTGTTAAATTAAACAAAGTATTTTTACTATCATCTCTAAATGCATGCCCTTCATTTCTTGGATACTGCCTGTAAAATTCATTTAAAGCGTCAGGATCACCTTTTAAAGACTCAACCTCACCTTCCCAATAGTCTATAGCTCCTTGGTCTATCATCTCACCATCTATACCAAGTACTGGTTCATCTGGAGTTCTTATTACTGGCATACCATACCTGTCTATAAAGCCCTCCATATTCCATTCCATTGGTATGAATAAAGAATATAGTCCAGATTTAGTTTGGCCATTAGCACTTCTTCTAGCAATATCAGAATCGTAGTAAATTTCTTTACCCTCTTGACCACCTTCTTTTAATGCATTACAGGTAGACCCCATCATGCATTTTCCAACGATGTTTTTACCAAGACGTAAACATGTTTTAGTAACCCTCCAGTTTTTCTTTATATTATTTGGTTTTGTCCATTTGTAAGCCTCATCATGTATTAACATTCTAAGCTTCATACTATCGTATGAGTTATTGTCAGTATTTCTCCAGCTTATAAATGTATCAAGACCTTTAGCATCATCAGTGCTTTCATCGCCATCCATATTTTTCTTGGTTATCTTTGTAGCTGGAATTGTATATGATATCTCTGATTTTGGAGTATCCATACCAGCCATAAAAGGCTTAAAGAAAAACGGAAGGCTATTGTTTATAGGAACAACTTTACCTGTAAACATCTCCTTAGCATCTGCACCAGTCTTTGAAAGTATACCTAAATGGCTTTTTTCTACACGGGTGCCTATATTTATAAGCTCAGAAGAACTCATGAATGAAAATCCAGAACGCCTAATTTTTAGATAGTTTAAGCCATAACATCTATGATCAGCAATACATGCCTCCCAAAAAATATAAAGTATTCTATTAGCTTCTCTAAAGTCAGGATAGCCAATGTCTATATTTGACCATTGAAGATATTGATATTGCGATGGTGGGATCCATACCTTGTTACCATTAGACATAATAAACAGACCAAAATCTCTTCTTTCAAACTCTTGATCTATATAGCTTATCCATTTAGACTTGAATTCTTTCGGCTTACTTCTCCATTGCTTTAAGGTCTTGATTCTGCTTAACTCCTCAGGTAAAGGTTGTCTCTCCCAATATTGATGCTCTTTTACATTGCTTCTACTCCATACATTTTTGTAGGCTTTTGGAAGAGCTATTACTAGATTTTGTATTTTATAGATGTCCCCAATTTCTCCTGTTTTTGAGACAATAACCATGTCATGCTTTGCATCATAACCATACTTCCAGGACTTTCTTGTATTCCCTGATTTTATAACAGATTGAGAAACATAATCATCAAGAATCTCATATAAAACTGCACCACTATCCTCTTGTTCTTGTTTCTGCAAAGCCATTGTCTCCTAAATCTTTACTATCAGCACTAGACTGCGATAATTTTATATCATTCTCTTCCTCCTCAATTCTTTTTAAAATATCAAAAGCATCAGATATGCATAACTTTTTTGTAGCTGCTGCATTTTTAAGCCTGTCTGCTGATAGGCTTTGCTTTTGAGCTATAGCAACCATCCCCTCGTCATCATACTCAGGTTCTTCACTATCGTCTATAATTTCTTCTTCAGCAACTTTTATCAGCTGATTAATAGCTTTATATCCGGCACTTATAATTTTATGTCTTATCTCAACATTCTCCATATCCAACTATATTTCTATTAAACATCCTGTAAGCAATAACGCCATCAATATTAAATTCGTACTCACTATCAGGTTCAAAATAAACCTTAACTCCTTCAACTACACCTTTTGATCTAAGATATTCGTTTGAATATAACATCTCCCCAGTTAAGTATTGAGTATATCCAGAATCATCTTTAAACGGTTTAACAAAACAAATCCCTTCTCTAGATATCCATTGGTCATTATGTTTATACATAAACCACTGCTCATCATCAATAAGAAAATTTTGCTCATTAAAAAAGCTTTTACCGCTTTTTCTGCGACCCATCATATCATTGTAAATCTTAAAAACATTATGATGAACTAATAATGTGTCACCAACCTGAACTGGCCCATCATACCTTAAAGGTACATCTACTACAATGCCTTGTCTATTAGATACGGTGTGATCTTCTTCGGAGGAGCTCATAATTAAATCTAATCCCCCTATTTTTTTTATGTTATCGTATCTTCTGTCTTTATTAGGTTTTACAATAAACTGTGTAAGTGGCTTCATTCGATTTCAATATAATGCTCTTCAGTTATTGGTGTAGTATTAGGATTAAATGTTTTCCATGGGAATAAAGAGTTTGGGTGTTTATCTACAGAAACAAATACCCTAAGCTTACCATTACTTAACCTAGCTATATTCCTGATTTTAAATAATCCCATATATCCATCTACAATATAATGCATTGCATTTTTAGGATCGGCCCCAACGGATATTTTTCTTAACGGTAAGTCTTCTTCCATATAATTTAATTTAAATTGTAATTACGCAAAATTACAATTTATTTTAAAACCGTTGTTGTAAACAAGACTGCTGCTAAACCATAACCTATTAGCATTTTAGTTCTAGCTTTTTTTAACTTTTCTAGATATTTATCTCTATCTCCCACAGCTACTATTCTATCAGCTTCACAAGATTGGTATTTCTGCATTTCTAATCCATATAACTTACCTACATTTTTTTTATGTTTTTCAAGTTCAGTTATTAGATATTCTTGTTCTCCAACTTTCCTTCTATAGGTCCCAATTAAGCTATCTTGTAAAGCAGCCTTTTCAATGTAATTAGTTCTTTCTTGTAAAGCTATAGCAATAACTTTGACTTGTGAGTGATTCCAAGTATAGAGAGTATCTCCAATTACGGGTTTAATTACCGGTGTTAAATTGGTAGGTTGAGAAAAAACTCCCAAGCTCATCACTGTTAGCGTTACTAAGAGTAGTAATAGATTTTTCATGTTTTTGTAATAATGTTTCTAGTTTATTTATTTGAGAAGTTTTAACACTATCTATTTCATGTAAAGCTCCCCTTAAAGCAGTCATTTTACTTTCTGATAAAAGCAGACTATCTTTAAGAGCAACTTGCTCCTTATCTAGAGCAGATAATTTTTCTTGATAAACAGTTTCTTGTTTATCCCACTGCCCTTGACGCATTTTATAAAAAAAGTATTGAGCTCCTTCTAATATAAAAACAGTTGCAGCAGTTATTAAAAGTTTTTTAATAGTGTCTCCTTCAAGGCTTATTGTTGGTATCTCCATCTTCTTGAATCTTTTTTGAGAACTTCTTCATTATGGTATCTGAAAACATAGCAGATAATGCAGCCATGGATTCAGAGGTTACTCCTAAAAATCCATCAGCGTGTTTAGCAAGTAAAGCATCTATATCCATAGTATGGAATAAAAAAGCCGCTACTCCTCCAAAGAAGAAAGAGAAGGCTGTATCATCCCATCTGTCTTTCCACCAGTTACCAATTTGAGAGTCAACACCATTTTTTACTCTATATTTTCTTTGATTATTTTTTAAATGCCACATTTCTTTAGCCATAGTTCCAAATAGTATAGCTAGAAAGTACCATAATAATATTTCAATAGTTTGTATCATAGTTCAAGGGTTATATAAATTTAGTATTTCTTTGAGGCATATTAACAATACTTAATCCAACAGTTCCTTGATCAAGATAATTCTTAATAATTTTAGTAAGCTCTTTTTCAGCAGTACCTTGAATAGTATTTAAACTTGGTCTGTTGTAAGCTACTAAGGGACATCCTTCAGTGTGCTCATGCTTATTACCCCCATGGATTTGAGCTTGAACAAACTCCACCGCACCTTGACCTTTTACGGTGTAAACATCAGCAGTTTTAGTAGAATATATTACAGGCATTTCTCTTTTAAATCTTGGGCTATATCTCATACCAATATTATAAGCTAGACTTATTCCGGTATCAGGTAAAGCTGTTTCTCCAGGAACCTTAATACCGCTTGGCCTAACAGTATCTTCTAATGTCCAACAAAATTTACTATCTTCTTTGGTAGGAATATAAAGCTCTCCAATAGTAGTTCTAGTGAAGTATTCATATCTCCACAGTTTAAGTAAAAAGTCAAAAGAGTCTACTGATTTCATTTATGTAAATTTTGTAGTCTTTCTAAATCTTTTATTCTTTCAGCTTTTTCTGAATTTTCTTTTTCTAACTGGTGAAGTAACTTTTTATATATTTCTTCTTTATCCTTTACAGACTTTTCTAATCTTTTATCTAAAATTATTAGTCCTGCAAGAACTAACCCTGCAAATAAAACTGCAAATCCTACAGGAGTTAAATTAGCAATTTCACTTATATCTGTGATGCCTACAGCTCCTACATAAGAAGAAGCTACCATCAATCCTGAGTGTCCAGAGACCCATGCAAATAAACTTAGTTTTGTTATTTGAGCACTTATGGTCTCTTCTAAAAAGGGAGGAATTGTAATCATGTATTCAAAAATATTTACAATGTAGGCAGTTCATCATTTTTGTGAAACATTTTAGCTGTCCATTCTATGTACTCCATAGAGTTAAGCACTGTATTCATAGGCACTTCCTTATTAAGTCCTAAATTTTTTAATTCTCTAATTTCACCATTTAAATTACTACATTCTGGAAGCCTAGCAATAAACAATTTGTGTTTTACATATTGGTCTTTAGTAGCATTAGGGTCTTCTTCAGTAGGAGCTGGAACTGTTTCTACAATATACTTTTCAATATCTACCATTATACCAGTACCATTACCCTCTTCATCAAGTAACTCTTCTTGCACTATTTGTCTTGGCATATACCACATCTCTAAAGGAGTTACACCAATTTTAGGTAAAAGCTCCTCCCAAGTATAATCCCAATTAGTAGTAATGTCATTACCTTCTTCATCGGTGTATGTAGAAGAACCTTTAGTGTTAAATTTTTCTGCCAACTTAGGGCAATTAGCACTTACCAAACTCTGATAAGTAGCTTCTGTAAAAGAGAAATATGTAAATGTTTTCATAATTATAATGCGTTTATATAAGCGTTAAAAGAATCTACAAGCTGAGCCATATAAGCTGATATATCTCCTCCTGCATAAAATATTCTTGTAGAAGCAGTACTATTTGCAGCAGGTGCGGCTCTATTAATACCATTAGTTAAAAATGTGTATGTCCTAGGAACAAATGTTGAAACGCTACTTGTAGTTCCTTGTAATTCGTCTCCATGATATGTTTTAAATTCAGAAGAGTTAGACCTGATATGAGTAATGAAAGCATTTTGATAATCAGCAGTATATCCTCCAGGAACTTGCACAAGTTGTCCATTAATAGACCCATCTATAGTTCCTCCGTTTACGTCTGACCTAATCCAAGCTCTATTAGGATTTTCATCTATACCAACAAGATATTGCTGAGCTTGATTATCACTACCTGTCAAAACACCAAAAGATGCGCTATTTAAAGAATAATTTATGTTATGAGTTGCAGGTTGAAATCCAGTATTAATACCTGTTCCTTTATATTTATCATCTGTTGTAAATATAGTCTCACCATAAATACTAGGTAACACAACAAAAGGCTGTCTTAAATCTACGAGTGATTGTATTTGGTCTGCTGCTGCATAAACTTGAATACTATCTAGTAATGCAAACACATTATCTTCTCCTGTATTTCCAACTCCCTTTAAGTCTTTGATAAGTTGGTTAATAATTACTTTCCTCTCAGTAGTTGGCTCACTACCATTAACCAGCATTTTAACAAATACAGCTCCTGCCTCTACTTCATAACCATCGTAAAGTCTTTTATGTACTTCACCAGCATCATAAATAGGCTGATTTATTTTCCAATTATCTGTTGCTAGTTTATCTACTGTTGCCATTATTATTCTTTTACAATATTCAACTTATCTATCCCAAATTCTTCAAAAGCATCTGGCACAGCACTACTACCAATATATAACTTTTCTATATCAACTGGAGTAGTAAACTCAATAGTAACTTGTTGCCAAATATTAGTAATAACTATATCTGTTTCTACATTATTAATATACACACTGCTTAAACCAAAATCAGATACTACTTGATTACCACTAATATAGGCTATTCTATTATTAGCTTCGTCTGTAAGTATATAAGCATGGTTAGTAGAAGTAGGTTTAATAATAAACTGTATTTGCTTAACATCAGTGTAAGGCCCAGCATGACCATCATAATCTACATAACCCAAACCTCTAAGAGCAAATGTTTCTTCTTCTCCTACAATGTTTTGAGAGTTACATTCAAATCCAAATACGTCATAAGGTATTCCTGCTATTGTTTCTTTCTCTGGAAGTATTATTGTTTCCATATCCCCACTAGGAGTTCCATCATTACCATTACCACTTAAATCTTTAAATACTCCGTTTTGATTTATAAATCCATCTTTATAATATAACTGTAAATTTTCAGGTGAGTAATCACTAGCTAATGCTCCATTATATATATCTGTTATATCATTTTGGTCAAGTATAGTATCCCATACAGCTATATCGTCTGTAATATGCTTACCATAAGTTTCTGTTTGCCATAATCTTCCTAAATTATATACTTGAAATGTATTTGATTCTACAGGTATATTAAAAGGGTTTTCCTGACAAGCTATTCCATTTACAAAACAATTAGCTGTTGTACTATTAAAAGTAACAGCTACATGATACCAATTTCCTATTGTCATAGGTAACGGGTCAGTAAAAAATAATTGATTAGCAGCACTATTAATTCTTAATAATATTTTTGAAAAATTTATTTGTGGATTAATATATGAAAAATTAGAAGAACCATCAGCTCCTATAACACGGTTATAATTTGATTGTAAAGGCATAAACCAAAATGCTATAGTTCCCTCACTTAAAGTAAATGGTGTGCTTACATTAACTACATCATTAATCCCATCAAAAGGAGAATACCTACTAACATTCTGTAATCCTAATTGTCTAGCTGTACTTAGTCCTGTTTCATAAGCAGGATTAGTCCAAGTGCCATGATTAGCATTATCTGAATAGTCATAAGCTGTATCTCCACCATTTTCAGTTAGTGGATAAAAGGCTGCTACATTAGACCAAGTAAGTCCTACAGTATTTACAAGATAATCTTTAGTAAGTTCAGGTCTAGCGGCCATTTGTTCTACTTGTGTGGCATTGGGCACATCACTACCTATTATAAAATTAGAAACCAATCCTTTTATTAAATCCGCAGAAGTATTTTCTCCACCTATAAATCTTTGTCCTGAAGTATCAATACTATCAAACCAAACAGTTTTATCTGTACTTATAGTAAAAGTAAAGTTTGCTTCACTACCATTCAAGTAAACAATAGGTTCAACACCATCTTGAACAATAGTTAATTGAAATATCTCGTCGTAAAGTATGTCTGATATTTCAATTATCCATTTTTCTGTAGAACCGTCTCTAACATGAATATCAATAGTATCATCATTTCTGTAGATAAGTCTTAAAAAGTCAACAGAACTATTTGATAGATTAATTATTTTACTTGCATTAGCTATTGAAGAATCCAAATACAAGCCCATGTGTATAAATCCTGTTGCGAAACTAATATCAGCAGACAAATCACTAGGTAGTGAAATAACACTTGTCCCATCAAACTTTCCTACAATACCTGTGTATGGAGATAGTTCTTTGTAGTAACCATGTCTTACCCAACAAGTAGCAGTATCAAAATTGTTTAATGTGCCATTTTGATTTCCCATTGTGTCTATTAATGCAGTTTCACCATCATCTTCATTAAATTGATAATATCTATCAGGGGTAAATAAATTAGTAGCTAAATAACCATTTCCACTATTATATAAAGTTTGATGATTTGTAAGTGTTAAAGGTGTATCTACAATACTTAATTCATCAGTTCTTCCTTGAAAAATAAAATTTAATGATGAACTATTACTCATATCTGCACCTAATCCACTTGCTGTTCTTGCAAGAACTGTACCTGCATTAACCGTTGAACTTGCCTCTTGTACTCCGTTTAAAAATAAATAATGTTGGTCGTTTACGCTATCAAAAACAAATGAAACAAATTGCCAACTATTAATTGGTATATCCGAAGTTGATATTAATTGAACTTCCGTGCCACTATTTCTTGCTCTACATCCTAATTTATTTGATGTGTCAAAATTTACACCAATAGCTACACCGTAATTATTAAAGCTACCATGCCAAAAAATGTATTGACGTGAAGCACTGGCAGAATTTTCTCGATAAAACCATAAATTAATGGTAAATTGAGATTTTCCTGTTAAATATGTTTCATTAAAATCAACATAATCATTAACCCCATCAAATTTTAAAGCGTTGCCGAATGTAAACTCTGGTTTAGTAGGACTAGTATTCTCAATTCTATACTGACCAGGAACAGTAATAGTTTCTCTCTTAGTAGCATTACCTACATAACGAGTAAATGTATAACCACTCCAATCATAAGTAGTTCCATTAGCACCATAAATATTTTTGAAGTCTAATATAATATCATCGTTAGAATCTGTAATTTGAAATCTAGAAATATAACCATTTACTTGAAAATCTCTAAAACTACTACTACTAGGTCTTTGCATTATAGAAAGAACTTGTGCTGTAGTCATAGTGCCTGCACTAGGAGAACCACTATTACGATTTATCATAATTATTGCTGCAGCTCCATCTAAAGAAACAGTCCAAGCACTTCCGTTATATTCAAATAAAAGAGTATGATTACCAACACTTATAATACCTAAATTAGCACCCCAATTTGTACCTGTTGTAGTTCTAAATCCTACATTATCTGGACTATAACTTGCAGTAACTTGTCCTAAAATTATTCTATTATCTGCTGATACTGTTACGGATTCTAAAAAACATGAAGCAGCAGTTGTAGTATCATTAGAAATAATTTGGGTAGCTAAATAAAACTCAAAATAATAACTTTTTAAAGTATTTGCTCCACTAGTTGATACAAGAGGACTTCTAAAATAATTTAACTGATTTCCATCAGCAACAAGATAATCATTAATAACAGATTCACCTTCTCCAGCACCTACAAAACTATTAGTATTTTGTTCAGTAAAGTCATAGAAGTGTTCTCCAATTATTGCGGATACAGCATCACCAATAGCTCCAATAGCACTTAATACAGAACTTCCAATCCTAGAAAATAAAGATATCTTAAAAGGACTCATGGCTTACCAATGAGCTACAATATTAGAAACTGTAGTACCTGTAGCGTAAACTCTAACAACATTTACCGGAATCCATTCTCCAGCATAGATGCCATTATAAGTTATCTCATCTCCACCAACAGTTAATACCTTAATATCAGTCCCACCAGAAATATTACCTATTCTAAGAAGGCAACCTTTATTTTTACTTTCGCTTCCAAATGGTGGAGCGATATTAACAGTGTCGCTAGGAGTAACAACTTTTGCCCTACCTGCTTGATCTTTTGTATTCATAACTTAACCTTATTTAGTTTTTCTTTTCTTGAAGCACAGCCGCAATCTTTTCCGGTAATTTTAGATACTTTATCAACAACAGCCTTAACTCCAGTTATGGTTGTCACCTTTTCAACAAGATCACCTAATCCAATTTTTTCTCTGTGTTTCATATGTTATGCAAATATAGTAGATTTGTAGTTAATGAAATCAGATTATTTAAAATACTATAAGGTAGTTAGAAAATTTATTAAGGAAAAGCACGGACTTACACAGTCAGATTTAGATACTCTATTCTTCTTAAGATCAGAGGGTTTGTTCACATCAACAAACTTTGATGAGTTTAACAAAATAGTGTCGTGGGATAGATTAAGGTTAGATAGACTCAGACAAAATGGATGGGTCGAGATCTATAGAGATGCTCCAAAGGATTTAAAGCCTGGAAAAATAGGAGTTGTATATAGGTTAACCTATAAAGCAAAGCGTGTTATAGATACGATATACGAATACCTAGATGGTAGGTCTCTACCAATGACTCAAACAAGTAACCCGTTAATGGCAAAAAATGTACCCTTCTCATCGAAGGTACATAGAAATTTTATAAGAAACTTAAATAAAAAAATTAAGACGGGACAGCACAAACAATAAATGGATACTTAATAGCCATCACATTTTCTCCTTCTATATGCAAAGAAAATGTTCTTGATTTATCGTAATATATAACATCATTCACCTTTAGTTTTCCACAACTCTCGCCAACAGATACAATCTTACCTTTAGAGTATCTGAAGTCTGATTTGTCTGTAATTATCATTCCATTTTTATCCTTTAGCTCTTCGTTAACAGGTTTAAATAAAACGTAATCAGCTATTGTTACTATATTCATTTTTATATTTTTTTTGAAATTCGTAAATAAATTTTATTGGCGAGTGGTCTAAAAAGTCATTTTCATTTACAATTTCTCTAACTACCCATCCTGCACTTTTTCTGATTATACCCTTTTTTAGGTCTTTACCCCATCTAAACCAACCTGTTCTTTGGTCGTAATTTAATCCTAGACTAATAAGCATATTACCTGTAATATCTACGGGTAGTAAGAATTTTATGTATTCAGATATTCCATTATGAGAAAAAACCTTGTTGTTTTCACCAAACTTTTCTATAGAAAAAACCTTACCATTCCTATCAGAAACAATGGATCCAATTTCTAAATCAGTTCGATTCATAAACAACAGTATCAGTCCCTAGTACAGTAGTTGCAACAGAAACAGCATTCTCTAATGCCGACTTTGTAACTTTTGAAGGATCAACAACGCCCATATCAATAAGATTGCCATATTTACCAGATTTTAAATTATAACCAAATCCAATTTCATTTTTATACGGATAAACATCTTCTTTATTTAAATCAGCATTTTCCAGTATCTTTAATAAAGGTTGCTTTAATGCATATTTCATTATTTCATGAGCAACAATTTCTTCTTGAGTCAAATCTTCTACAGTAAAGTCTAAATGGGTTTGAGCATCATATAGAGCTTTCCCTGCCCCAGACACTACCCCATCTTCTATAGATGACCTTACAGCACAAACAGCATCCTCTATTCTATCATAAAGTTCTTTCTGCTCTATGTCGCTATTACCGCCTGCGTATATAACACCTATACCCCCATCTAAAGTGGCAATTCTTTTTCTTATGAACTCTCTCTCAGATTCGGTAGAAGCTTCGTTAATGGCCTCTTTCAATTCCTCTACCCTTTGACTTATAGCTTCATCGCTTGAATTAACCCTAACCATTACTGTAGACTCCTGATCAGAAACAACTCTAGATACTAACCCAAGATCTTCATATGATATTAAACTTAAATCATCCCCTGTTGATTCGCTAAAGTATGTAGCACCAGTTGCTAAAGCAATATCCTTCATTAACTCATCTTGCTTCCATCCGAAATTTGGCGGTTCAACAGCCAACATCTTTAATCCTAACTTCACAGTATTTGCAGCTAAAGTAACATTGAAGTTAACTGAGCATGGAGCTATTATAATTAATGGCTTTCTTTCTTGTATAACCTTTGATAAGGCCCCTTCTATTTGAGATAAATTACTTATCTCTTGGGTAGACACCAAAACATGAACATCACCCTCAAGGATACACTGATCACCCTTCATGTTATTGATAAAAGCCCTATTAGACATACCCCTATCAATCTTAATCCCGTTTGCACCTTCAAAATATGTCTCCTCTGTCTTTGAATTATCAACAGTAACATGTCCGTTTTTACCAACACTTGTGTATGCCTTATGAACTAAATCTCCGAGCCATGGTGTGTTATTAGTTGATATGGTTGCAATTTCTTTCATTAACTTCTCATCTAAGTTTATCTTAGATTTATTAATAATATCGATGCATGAATTTTTTAAATCTACTATTTTAGACATTATATCAGATCTGCTTAAAGAAGAGTTACCATTAATAAGCTCTAAACCTTTTTCAATTATAGCGTAAGCTAAAACTATCGATGTTGTTGTCCCATCACCAGCTTTTGTTGCTGTGTTTAATGATGCTTGTCTTACCATAGTGGCACCAAGACTTTCTACCTTATCATCTAAGTTTACAGCTCTAGCTACAGTAACACCATCCTTTGTCACTGTCATCCCACCAATATGTCTGTTTGATTCTAAAACTACGGTTTTACCGTTAGGTCCTAATGTGCTTGATACAGCCTTGTAAATTTTAGTAATGCCTGAGAATAGTTTTTCTCTAGCTTCTTCAGAAAATAATAGTTTCATTTAATTTAAATTTACAGCAAATATATAAATATTACTGAATCTCAAAATCAAATGATGAAAATTCTGAAAGTATATCTCCAGAACGAGTAGAACTTACAGTTATTCTTAAATAAGTATTTGATGGAAAATTAAAATAAGAGTAAAATGAATCAACATGACTTCCTATACTATACTTTGAACTTTGAACTGTTTTAATAATATCAAAATTAACATTATCAGGAGAGGATTCTAAGTTGAAATTAATCTGGGAATTATTAGCCGATATATTCGTAAAAGCTGACATTGAAACTTTTATAACAAAAGCTTCATCGGATATATTTGCAATAAAAGTATTATTTAAAAGATTCATCTTGCCAGGATAAATATTAATACTTCCTGTAGAAGGATTTCCTGTTATTCCTTTAAATGAAATTACCGTAGGCTCTAATATAACATTACTTATAGACCTTTCTTCAGATAATAATAATAGTTTTTGCTTTTTTAATGAATCTATATCAGCTTGAAGAGCATCTTCAATACCATCAACATAGGATTGAACTACATAGTTTCCTTGAAAATAACTCTTAAGATTAGATAAAGAAAAATTTTTTGTGCCACCACCATTGGATGAGTCACTACCAATAAGCTTGTCATCATTGCTTATAGTTTGGTCATTATCGTAGTCATTTATTCTTCCCATAACTGCAAAGATATTAAACTTTTTATTTGCTACTAATATGGTATTTTAACTAAATAAAAAGCCATGCGAGATTTATCAAGCAGGGCTTTAATATTCTAAAAGTATGTAAGTAAACTTTTATTAATATTTCTTCTTTCCTTTAGAAGAAGTATTTGTTTTTGATTTACCCATTTTTCCGTATCCAGATGTGGTCTTGCTTTTAGATTTCATGGTTTTTTTACATGTACTTCCTTTCATTTCTTTTTATTTTAACATACAAATATAAGCAAAAAATAAACCACGATAGGAGTCTAACTCTATCTCCTTTTGAAGTAATATGACCATAAGTTATATAACTTCTCAAGTGATCCGCTGTTTGTTAATACATCGTCAAAGTGCTTGTACCCATCCAAAGAAGTCTCGCTTGTATGATTGTATTTATGTATATCCTCAACCGTTCCATTAACCAATAGGTCATCTTCACTACGATAGTGAGATCTTAATGCTATACTCCTTTCTATTCGGAATACTTTTCCACCTCTGTTCTTGATCCCTTCCACCTCATTTGGAAATCTCACATCTGTAATAATCCAATTCGAATTCTCCTTATAATCTGAAAATAACGAGTTTACCCAAATGTTTGGATGGATGATCTTACGACCACATTCAGTCCCTAAAAGTTGTAATATCTTTCTCGGTGTTAAATCATCCCATTCAGGACCCAATGAAGCCTCTTTATACTTCCTATTTTCAAGCTGCTCCCTAGTACAACCTAACCATAAGCACAACGTGTCCTTGATTTTGTCCGCAAACTTTTTATACTCGTACTTGGGGTTACCCAACAACTGGCTTGAATAAACATGCCTAGCTCTAAACTCAATAAAACTAGGATGGTCAACAGTAGATAAATAATTAATTATCTGCCCTGATAAATCTTTGCCGGAGCCAATCTTGCCTGATATACCAATGATGCTCATTTCTTTAAAATAAATCCTACAAATGTTCCAATAGTACCGCCAATTAAATATGCTAAAATTGGTTGCCAAGTCATGCTCATAACAGCATCCGCTCCAATAGCGATTGATAACAGCCACAATATACCAATTGCATTTCCTGTTATAACTGCTTTTAAGATATTACGTTCTGAGGTGTGTATCACATTCAAGGTCCTGAACATGACGAATAAAAATTGTGTGACTAACACAATAAACCCACTTATCCATGGGTCCGTTAAAATTGATTTTAGCATAAATTAAATTTGAATAAAGCAAATTTAATAAATACTTTCACCTGTTAAAGTTTTTACTAAATTATTTACCACGCCTTTTTGAACGCATTGTTTTCATTCCAGCTTTTACAGCAGACTTGCTAACACCATTCACCTCTTTGGTCCTAACAGTTTTATTCACAGTCTTTCTGCTTTTCGTTTGCATCTTTGATCCAATCTTAGCACCAGCAGCAGCACCAAATGCGGAACCAACACCACCAAAAGTAGCTCCTAAACCAATATTGTTAGTGCCCTTGTAAGTCCTTCCACTTGTTATGTGTGTTTTGGTCTCAGGCTTCCTATCAATATAATGAGTGGTCTCTTTTCTAAATGGAAGAGTTCCTTGAGCACTAGCATAATCACCAGTAGCCCTATTCTTATAAGTTGGCTCATCGTTCCTTGTACCTACGGCAATAATCCCTGCTCCTATAGCAGCTCCTACAGCAGCTCCAATTTTTGTAGCCCTTCCGGAAATATTTTTAGATGAGCTCTTTTTTGAAACAGTCTTTCTTACAGTCTTTACAGGATTGTCTCCCCTCTGGATGGTTTTCTTAACAACCTTTTTCCTTGGAGTTTTAGTCTTCTCAACTATTTTGTTATTACGCAACTTTACGTTCTTAGAGTTTACCTTCCTCTTAAGTTTTCTACCTTCTTTTTCCGGATCGTTCATAACTTCTTTTTATATTTTCCTTTAGTTGTTGATATGCTTTAAAATAAAAATTAACGCTTAGGGGCTTTACATCTTTTACTATTAACACCACAACCAAGTTCTCTTTTACTCGTCTTCGTTGGTGTTCTTTTTTTAGATGCTCCAATTTTATCTTTAGCTTTAATAACAGCTTTTTTAACTGTCTTTTTTAGATTTCCTTTATTTCCAGAACTTGTTCCTCCACCATAACTACCATCCTCATTAGACGTTCTAGGTCTTGGAGTTTTCATTGGCGTTCCTTTAATACTTCTTGTGTTTGGAGGTGTTGGAACAGAAGCTTTTTTAGGTGTTATTTTTTTTGGTGCATCTGGTCTAAAACTTTCAGATGTTTTATTAGCGTTGTATGCCTTAGCTGCTGCAACATTACCTCCCTCTTTTGCTAATTGAGCATAAGTTTTTCTTGGAGCAGAACTACCGCTTATTGATGTTGTGGTGCTTACTAATGTTCCACTAACACCATTACGTTTAGTTCTTGTTACTGTTGTGCTTTTACTTCTTGTTGGTACGTTTCCTCTTGCCATAATTATTATTTACCACGCCTTTTTGAACGCATTGTTTTCATTAGTGCAAATTTAATAAATACTTTCACCTGTCAAAGTTTTTACTAAATTATTTAACTCTTCTGGAAATTTATATTGAGGCTCTAACCATCTTTCGTTTATACATACAGTGTAATAGTTGAGATCATACTCTATCCAATCTTGTTTTTTATACTCCCACAAACCATAACCTAAATCCCTAAAGTTATTTGATAGCAACCAGTCTGAACTAATCATCTCCTTTATCGATTTTTACCCTTATGTAATCCATGTTTAGCATATTGCTCACCCTTAGATGTAGCTTCTCTTTTCTTTTTATTAGCAAGAGCTAACTTTTTTCTACCTGATGGAGTAGACTTTAACTTACTTATAGTTTTAGCAGGGGCATACACCTCTCCTGTTTCGGAAGATTTTTTCCCGGATGGTGTAGTCCAATTTTGCTTAGTCCATTTATTTAAAGACTTTTGTGATTTTTTAAGTGGCATTATTTTCTCTTTTTCTTAGCTTTTGAAAGTGCAATAGCAATTGCCTGCTTTTGAGGCTTACCTCTTTTCATTTCAGCTTTAATGTTCTCTGAAATAGTCTTTGCTGATTTACCTTTTTTAAGTGGCATTATTTTGTCTTTCTTGTTTTTTTCTTAGCAGTATCAGATAACTCTTTAAAGTGAAATAATTTTACACTTGTTTTACTGTGAGTCTTTCCAGAGTGTAATGAACCATTTGGCATTTTATGTGTTCCTCCTGTGTAAAGTGTTCCGTCTTTCTTGTAGTGTTTTACACCTTTCATTTGTATCCTCCTCCTTTAGATTTATATTCTTTTGCTAACATTTGAGCTTTACGAGCCGACCATTCACCAGCTCTTCCGCCTTTTGTCCCTGCTTTAATTTTGTTAAACAAATTCTTACGCATGGTAGGCTTAGTGTAATTGCCTGCTTTATTTACTGTAGATTTACTTTTCATAGACTTAACAATTCCATCTCTTTAAAGCTGCACCTTTCCTTGTTAGTTTACCATCCTTACTTGTTGGACCTGACACCCCTGACATTCTCGCACAGAAACTTTTCCTTCTTGCTTTGTCTTTTTTCGTTTTTGGGTTTGGTGCTGGTGCCTGTAAGTTAGAACCTGTGGCTCTGTTATATTTCTTTCTCCCTTTTTCAGTTAATCCTGCTCCTCTTTCTATTGATAGCTTCTCACCTCTTTTTACACTTAGGCTTACGTTCTTTTTAGATTTCATGGTTTTTGTTTCTACAATACAAATTTACCAAATTATTTACTAGCTAAAACATTAAATGTAAACATCTCCGCAATCTCCTTACTCGTAGGGAAGAATTTCTTATCAATAGACCTAATCAACCTGTCTGATCGATTAATAACTTTCATCACCCTCTTTACCTCTGATGGTGTGCTATCTACACCTAAGTTAGAATTGGCCCTCGCTTGAATACGCAAGAGCCAATCTATCCTTTTTCTATCTGCTTCGTTATCCTCGTAAGCCATAACTACGAAAGTATATCTTTTAGTAACTCAATCTTAGCCTCAGTATCTATTTTCTCACCCATACCTAAAGGGCATGTAGCCAAAATAAACTCATAACCATCTAACATCTCCTCCAAATATTTCCTGCTGATATTTCTCTTTATAGAAGACTCACAAGAAACACTCATACCGTGCCTCGTTTTAAAAGACAGCTCGAATGTGGTTTCTTTTACCTCTATGTCATAATCCTCTATATAAGGCAACTCATCCAAGAAACCAGCAAGCTCTGATAAGTCATCCTCAGTCTGAACTAAATAACTATCCTCTTTTACCTCTGCTGTACTTTGGTTATCACTATGAACATAATCCATAGCAAGTAACACTACACCATCATCATCTGAGACGATAATAATGCAATCTTGATTTAAATAAATTTTTTCCATGCAACAAATATAGTCAACCTTTCCAATGTTGCAAATGTTGATTTTTCCACCTTCCCTATCTCTCTCTCTCTCTATTCTTTATGCGTACTTTAATTTCTATCTCATTTCATTTTTTTTTATAACAGTACAACAGAACTATTGATTATCAATTACTTATACAACATTTTTTCAACAGGAAAATGTAGAAGAATAACATTATAAGAGTAATAAATAGGTAACGGTGGTTATGTGCTATTAAAGAAGTTATGTCGCATAAATGGTTGATTTGGGGTATATAGCGAAATTACAAGCCGGAGTCCAAAGTGAAAACGTGCTTCGATTTTGGGGTGGGGGGTCGATTTTTTTCCGATTTCCTGCTGAGTTTTTGACTTTTGTATTGGCTTATGTAACTGTATGGCTACATACTAATCTCCCTCTGTAACTGTTTGGCTACATACTTTGCTCTGCTTGTGGTGCATGTGTATTGCTTATGGTCTCTGTAGCTGTGGCTCCCTAAGCGTATCCATTCGGTTAAATAGCTGATTAGATCTACAATGTAACTATTTGGTTTCGCTTGGATGGCCGTCCAACTTAATACCTATTATAAGGAACCATGGAAGCACCAAGTAAACTCATGCACACTAATCACGTTAGGCCAAAATTGAACCAATGCACACATTCATTTATCTTTTTTAGGCTTGTCTAAACTATTTTTTTAGGCGAACCTAAAAATTTATGCTCTGCACATAACAT